TCCTTAGATAAATTAGGTAGTGATAAGTTCAAAGTTTGCTCATAAAATACCGTTCCGTTTTCCTCTGATACTGTGATAGCCTCATCAAAATCAGATCCTTGTGGATTTAAAGCATATTTAAACGATGCACTTGTTTCCCCTAAATCATCTAACTCGCCATCTGCATCAATAGTATAAGCACCCATGTCGTTGTGATTTACAAAGTATACATTTCTGATACCTCCAATGCTCTCACGACATTCTAATGCTCTACCATTTGCTAGTAAACAAGCCATATTTTTAAGTATTTAAAAAGTAGAGGCTTTTACACCCCTACTCAATTATTAATTATTATGCGTTATAGTAAACGATGTCAGAGCCGTTTGCGTAACCTACACCTGCATTCCACTTCATAACTAAACGAACATTGTCAGAACCATCGTTCTCAGTCATGTCGATTACTTTAACCTCTGCCATGTCTGAAGCTAAGTCAGTTGCAAAGAATAAGTTTGATTTACGAGCTGCAATCATTTTGTTTGCACCCATTCCTGGAGCTAAGATTAATTTAGTACCCTCAAAGTTAGCCTCAGTAACTCCTGCGTGGAATTGGTCTTGGTAACCTAAAGCTGCTTGAGCTGAAATATAGAACTTCATTGCTGCCGTACCTAGATAAATAGCTAAATCTTCTTGTCCGTAGTTTTTATCTGTGATAGCATCTCTTACTTTTCCTAGTTCTGCAACAATGTTAGCTGCTGTAAGAGTAGTTGCTGCCACATCAACAACAGTTGAATCTGCTAATAATTGAACTTGGAAACCATCGAATTGACCATTTGTAGAAGTAGCACCTGCCCAAATTGATTGCTCAACTTGTTGACCTACTAAAGCACCTGCATGACCTACAATGTACTCTTGGAAGTTAGCTGGTAAAGTACCATCTACACCTGCACGCATTGTAGCACCTGCATAAGTAGAAAGCCAATCTTTCTTACAAAGCTCTTTATTCAATGCAAAGCCTTCAGGAATAAGTGCCTTCTCTACATAAGTTACATCGCCTGCATCTGTAAAGTCACAAGTTGCATCTTTTACTGATGATGATGTTAAGTCAAAGTTCTTTAAATTTACTTTGAACGATACATTAGGTAATACTGTGATGTTACCTTTTGCTAATGTTTCACCACTTAATAGTGATGCTGAAATGAAACCTGCAGCCTCTTCGCCTGCGTATAATTTCGTTAATGAATCTGCCATTACTTTTTATTTAGATTTGTTAATGTTATATTGAACTTTTTGTTGTGAAGTTAATCTTGAAAATTCCAAAGGAGATAACTCAACTCTGTTAAAATTACCTTCAGGACTTGGCTTAATTTCTTCGCCTACTTTCTCAAATTCCTCTACTTTAGTTTCAAGCTCTTTTGCTTCCTCTTGTACTGACTCGTACTTTTCTTTCAAAGTATTAAATTCAGTTTTGATAGTCGCAAACTCTTGCACTAAGTTTTCAAGAACTCCGATAGCTTCAATTAGAGCATCTTTTGAATTGTCAGCCTCTTGCATTTCTTCAGCAGGTGCTTCTTCTTCTTCTTTTACCTCTTCCTCTGCTGCTTTAATTTCAGCAATAATACCTTCTTCTGCTACCACTAAAAGTGATCCATCAGCCAAAGCATATTCGCCTACTGGCAAAGGTTGTTTTTCTTCTTCTACCATAATGAATACGGTAGCACCAACTTCTAAAGCATCAGCACTTACAATAGTACCATCTTCTAAAGTGATGTCCTCGAACTTCATTTGTTCAGCAGCCTCTGAAAGCTCTTCTTTAGTTACTTCCTGCTCCATTCCGAGCAAAACTTTGATTTTGTTTAGTGTTTCCATCTGATTAATTTATATGAATAAATAGTAATTTTATTGCTTTGTTTTAAATTCGCTATCTCTAATGATTTGTCTGATAGCTTCTAAGCTCTGTTCCTCAGTCAATTCTGTTTCTCTTTCTGTAAAGTTACCCTCTACTGAGAAGCCTTTAACAACACCCTCTTTAATGTAGTTTTGCCACACCTCTTCGTTGTCTATCTTCATGCAAGCAACCCAAGTTCCAACAGGATACTCTAAACCAAAGGCTTGAGTCTTGTCTTTCTTGCTATCTGATACAATCCATGTTTCAATAGTTGTTATACCTTGCACCGTTCTTGCATGGTCTATCGTTGTAGATTGATGCTTTGATTGTTGCATATATCTCTGAGCAATCTCTTTAACTGTTTCTTTAGAAAACCAACACTTGTATTTATCTCCGTTATTATCTACTCGCAATATCTCCATGTCAGGAATCATAACTGCACCCATAACAATGCGTTCATCGTTATCTACTGTTGCAAACTTTTCTTTTGCTTTTGAAAAGTACATAAAGTCCTCTTCTATCGCAGGTTGTTCAACTAAGCTAATAGCATAAACACCTAAATCTTGTTCGTTCTCATCAATTATAAACTCTACTACTTTCATTACAATGTTCTTTGATTATTAATATATGATTGAGCCTCTTGGCTATCCGTTACATTTTGAGCAATTACAAACGCCTCTACTGGCTGATTAGCTTGTCCGTTGATGCTATCAATTACATCTCCTAAACCCGTTGCAGCAGGTATTGAGGCTGCTATATTACCACCTACTGATCCAAGTCCTGAAGGTACAGAACCTCCACCACTACTACCAACATCTGTATTTAATATATTTTTAACATTCGCTAAACCTGAAGCTATTACGGCTGCTGCTGATATAAAGTTAACAGGTGGTGGTGCTGATGCTAGAGCCGTATTTGCACCTAAATAAGTTTGTATAATAGCTTGTGCAACTGCAAGCTCTTTATTATCTCCTGCCAATTGCCCTAAAGCACCTGCTAATTGTCCTGCTGCTGCTATTTGAGTGTTTGTGTTTTCCTTTTTAAGTAATTGTTCTGCTTTGCTTAATTCAGTTTCAGACTTTAATAACTCTGTATTTAATTGTTTTCTAGTATCTATCAACTTACCATTAGTTGCAATCGCATCATCTACTCGTAATTGATTAGCAGTTTTAGCAGCTAATAAAATTGAGGTTTGCACACCTTCTGCTGCTCTTTTTTCTGTTGCTAATCTTATTGCATCTTCTGACTCTACTTGTTTTTTTAATGTTTGTAGCTGAGTTATTAATCTCTTTTCAGTTCTTGCTTTCTCAGCTCTAATGTTTACTAAATCAATTTCAGCTTGTGCTTGCTTATCTAAATCCTCCCTTAAACTTTCTCCTAAATTAACTTGCTCAGTTATTGCATTGAATTTAATTAACGCTAATCTTTCTTCCTCTTCAGCTTGTTGTATAGTTAAATCCATTGCTCTTTGCAATTGTCTTAACCTTTCTGATGCTGCAATATTTTCATCTAATGCTGCTGCTTCAGCTTCTCGTATAATTACATTATTCTTAGCTTTTTGAACTGAAAAATCACGCTCTAAATCTAATAAATTATTTAACTCTCGTTTCAATCTTGCTGCTGCTTCAGCTTCTCTCATTATCTCATCGCCTAAACCTGAGAAAGTTTCACTCATTCCCTCAACTGCACCTTTAAAATCTCCACTAAAGAACTTCATAATACTTTCGCCAAAGCCTGAAATTCTATCAACTATAACATCAACTGCTGCACCAAGACCTGCCATGACTTCACTAAGCATATCAGCACCCTTTTGAGTTTTAGTAAAGAAAGCAACCAAAGAACCTAGAGCTATAACAAGTAACCCTATACCAGTTGCAGCAATAGCACCTTTTAATGTTTTAAAAGTTGTTATAACTTGCTTAACACCACCTTTCAAACCTCTAAATGCTTTCTTGACCTTATCAGTTGCAGCAGAAAATAAAGTTTGCTCTTTTTTAGCTTCTTTTATTTCTCCTGTCGTTTCTTTTATCTGTTTACTTGCCTTATCATTGGCAACTAAATTGAGCCTTACTTCTTCAGCCATAATTCCATTTTAAATTGTTTCCACGCTTTGCGTATTGTTTTAGGATATTCATATAATCCAAACGCGATTGCATTCTTCTTATCGACTTTTATCTTCCCTTTATTTATTCCCCTTATTACCTCGTTTATCATTTCACTACTCTATTGATATGTAACCACCATAAACCTCATCTGAAAGGCTGCTTGTGTTTATTTCTATTGATAAATAGTTTCTACTCGTACCTACTAAATCTGTTATATCAAGCTCTAAACCAACAGTTCCTGAACCTATAAGAGTGGTTGCATCTGTTGTTATATCACTACTATATACTCTAAATGGGAATCCCGATGAGCCGAATAAGGTTACTTTTGTAGCAGTAACACCTTGTGGTATTGTCTTTATTGCATACATTAATTGTGATGTATCGCTTAGTCTAACACTACCACCATTATCATTTGTATAAACATCTGTTCCTACTCTATTTGTTAATTTAAATTCGTTAGGAGTTATGTTTATGTAATTTGCAGCCGTTCCTCCTGATGTAAATTCTGTTGCAGGATAAGAAGGAGTTTTTGTAACCCAACCTACTGACCTACTACTATCATCATAGGAAAGTATTGTATTATCAGCAGGAGTTGTATCGCCTATTTGTGTTACTGTACCTTTTAAGGCAATTTCATTGTCTTCTGTTCCTATTACTATTTCATTACCTGAATATGTTACTGGAGGTTGTTCGGGATTGTCTGTAATAACATTAAAATTCCACCAACATTGAGAGCCTATAAATGACAAACCTTCTGCTTCGCAACATATTTGATTAGCTGAAACACTAACACCTGATTCATTCACCCAAGATGTTGTTCCGTTTAAATTATATGCAGAAATTGTAGCTTTGCATTCTTCATCTACAATATTATCTGAACTTACATTTATATCAAGTATTTTAATAAGCTCAACTCTTGTTGAATTATCAACACCCATTGCATAACCTGAAATCTTATTTACTCGCCAATAGGAATCCTTTATAAATATTTTATCGTTATACTTAAACTCTGATATATCTTGTGCCGTTAAATGAAAGTTTGCACTCATTAT